CCCCGACCCGGAAGGTATTCGCCCTCCGTCGCGTCCACAGCACAGACCGCCTCGCCCTCACCAGCAAACAAGCCCAGTTCCATAAGCTGGTCGCTCCAACATAACATCCGCACATCTTCCCAGCTCTCAAAGTTGGCGCGTCCATGCCGCGGTTTCTCTGTGGTGAACTTGATGCCGTCCATTGCATCGACGTAAACCTGGTTGCCGTTGCTGTCCACGATGGGCTTCCAGCCGTCGCCGCAGGTTGTCAGGTCGGTTTCCGGCAGGGCCGCGTCGTTGCTCTCCGTCGCCCAGAGTGCGCCGTCCTTGATCCGCAGGCCGCGGATGATCTCACCGACGTTGCCGCACAGGTCATGTACGCCTGTCGGCGTGTGGTCGTGCGTCCAGGTTGCAGGGCCGGAGCCAGTCAGCGTCTTGTTGCTGTCCTTGACGTTCACGCCGCACTCGGTCGGGTCAGCGTGGTACTTTCCGCATCTGGTGTTACCATGCGGCAGAGTGCCATTCTTCCAGCTAAGGCAGGCCAGCAAGCCCCACTCCGCCGCGGTCATGCAGTGCCATCCCTCGCCCTTGGAGAAGCAGGCATCCGCAAACTTGTCCGCGGTAATGTCGGTGACAGGCTCCATGTAGGGCAGGCTGTACGGTTTGCCGTTAATCATGGTGTTCTGGTAGACCGAAATGTAAATCTCGTCGTATACCGTGCCTCCTATCACAAAAGCCGGGTGCGGCTTGTCCTTTCCGCCACGGAACAGGTCTTTGTCATTCATGCGGCGGAAGCGGTGCATGATGCTGGGAATGCCTGCGTTGTCGTAGATTGCAACCACGTCCCACTGTGCGCCGTGGGCTACCTCTTCCGGCTCGGTCAAAGGCTCCACGTCCTCGTCGTCCAGTTCTTCCGGGTCACGGCAGCCGTCCCGGAAGATAGTCGGCAGCACATCAAAGCTGATCTTGTGTGCCTCCTTCACATACTTCAAGAACTGCTCTGCCTGGGCCAGAACCGCGGCATCCTCACCCTCGGCTTTCATGCTCATGGGCGGCCAGTTGATCTTCACTTTTGCCATGCTTCTTTTTCCTTTCTTCTATCTTGCGGCGGATTGTTTCTTTCGCCTTTCTTTTTCTGTCGTCCTCCCGTGCGCGCCATACGCCGTAGGAAAGCCCCGCGGCATCCGCCGCCCGAACGTCCAGTGTCAGGGCATCCGGGGGCGGCTTGCGGTATCCATGCCCACGAGCCGGGCCGGGGATGTTCCGGCGGGCAGAGCAGCAGGGGCAGTATTTGCTTGCCGGGTTCTCGGCCACAAATACCGTTCCGCAGTCGGCGCACTTTTTCAGCACTCCCATCGCTGCCATTTGCCGTGCCTCTCTTCCTGGGCCTTTTTGTATGCAGAGAACCAGCGGTCAAGGGCTTCTTTCTGCCGGACGTACTGACGGTGATTGCGGATCATCGTTACGATGGTGTACGTTACCGTGCAAGCCGCCACGATGACCACCGCCAGAGTCGTAAACTCATTCATTGGCCGCCTCCTTGCCCGCCGGGGTGGGCTGTTCTGCCTCCGGCTCCATAGACTTTGCCAGCTTCATGCCCTGGGCCAGCCCTGCCAGGTAGATTTTGGCCGTCGGGTTTTCTGCCAGCACCTTGGCGATTTCTTCGCTCTTCATCTTTTCTTTCTCGCTCATACTCTCACGCTCCTTGTTGTCTGCCCCTGCCCTCCGTGCTATAATCAAACTATCCCGGACGGAAAGGGGGTGATTCAATGTCTGTTTGTCCTCATTGCCATTCCGTAGTCGGCCCTGACGCTTTGTTCTGCCCCAGTTGTGGAACTTCTCTGACCAATTGTTCTGCATCTAGCAAGAAGAATCTCTGCACCAATCCAGAATGTTCTCGCTTTAAGGAGCAATTCGCCTTTGCTCCCGGTGTTCGGTTCTGCGACCAGTGCGGAAATTTCACGACCGACGGAAAAGAAATTGATGCTTTGACGTAAAGCACCAGTTTCCACCCCTGCTTGTACCAGAAGCAGGGGCTTTTTTATGCCCACTTTTCGCCGTTCAGTCTGACCCAGCGAATCTTCCCGGTGTCGTCCTTGAAAAGCACAACCTCTTCCAACTTGTCAATTTCGGCAAGCTGCTGTTTCATTGTTTCCAGCTCTTCCGGCGAGTTCGGATCAGCTTTGCCACCGATGTTCCCGCCTTGCTGCTGGATCAACTGCGACAGCGCGTTTGCCCTCTCTTCCTTGCGGCCCTCGAAAAGCACCCGTCGGATGGTTCCGTACAAGTTGTAGATTTCGTAGGCCCGTTTCTGAATGGCGGTCATTCTGGCTGTCAGAAAACCGTTATCCTCAAAGATTGGTTCCATCGGCGGCGGCTCCGGCTTTTCCTTTAATAAGGTTTTCAGTTCCGGCACAAGTTCTGCGACATCCACGCCCAGGGCGGCGGCCAGCTTTGAAACCGTTCCCATCTTCGGGTTCCTCCGCCCGGTTTCCCACTGAGCCACCGCCACCGATGATGTTCCCATCCGTTCCGCAAGTTCTTCCTGCGTCAGCCCTGCGGCCTTTCGCGTGTCCCGGATTCTTTTTCCGATTCCTTTCTGCATAGTTCTTCACCTCCCGTTGTTGTCCCTCTCTGCCCGCCGTGCTATAATCAGGGCAGGAAAGGGGGTGTTTTGTATGCCTATCTACTGGATCAATACTAAAGGCAAGGGGCTTTCTAGTGCGCAAATCACGGAAGCGCAAACCGCTGTTGATAACTCCGGGCTTGTGACTACCGACTACGACTATGCGCGCAGAAGCGTCCGTGTTACCGTACTCGGCAACTACTCAAAATCAGATTTGCCGGAACTTCCTTATGGCCTTACCTACGATGATTCGTTGAACAGCTGATCCTCTGCGCTCCGCTTGTGCAAGAAGCGGAGCGTTTTGTTTTACCCGAAAACGCCGTTGCACATGGTTTTGTCTTTCCACTCTTCCAGTGCAGAGCATTTGCAATTCTTTTTGACGCAGACAGGAAATTTTTCTTTCATTTCCTGCCACGGCATCAAGAAACACTCCGGGTCAACAACCATCTTCTTCCGGCTCTCTTCTCTCGGCGTTTCCTCTTCCGGGAATGTTGCCTTGTCAAAATTCTTTTTCCAGTCATATTCCGACATCGCAACGCCGCAGAAATCGCATTTGTAGCTTCCGTCCCATCCGCGCCCGGTATCTTTCGGTGCAAATGTGATCCTAGGCCAGACGATTTCATTTTCTGCACCGCATTTCGGACAGGGGATTCTATACCCCCGCACCTTTCTTGCGGCATAGCAGAAGCGTTCTTCCCGGTCATTCTGGTACATTTCTTCCAGAATGTTGTCCCACAGCTCGTCCTTCGCCAGCATCTCCCGTGCTTTTCGCAGCACTTCCTTGAACTCGTCCGGCGTTGGGCGTGTGTCCCTCCATACATTTGTGATGTGGAACTGAATGCCCAGTGCCGCTTTGTGGTCGGAATCGCAGAAAATGCCATAGTAGTTAGATGTTCCGTTCATCTCCTTCGCCCCCTTTCTGTTGCTCTTGCGTTGCTTGTCGGAACTTTACAGTGCCATTATAGTCAATTTTCGGAACATTGTCAATGGTTTTCTGGGATTCCTTTGTTGATTTTCGGAACTTTATTTGCTATAATTGGATTGCAGAAAGGTGGTGAATAAAATAAATGACCATCGGCGAAAGAATTAAAATCCTCCGTAAAGAGAAAAATCTTTCGATGGAAGATTTCGGCGCTGTAATCGGTATGGGCAAGTCTGCTGTCAGCCGTATCGAAAATGGGGTCAACGGAACAACGGATCAGACTATCCGCTCCATCTGCCGCGAGTTCGGGGTCAATGAACACTGGCTCCGCACTGGCGAGGGGGAGATGTTCGAGCAGACACGGGAAACTGTACTGGATCGGCTGGCCGCCGAATACAGCCTGGACAAAGAGCAGGTCTCGGTGATCGAGAACTTTCTCGATCTGTCCCCGCAGGAGCGCACGTTGTTCCTTACACAGATGCGCAAGGTCTTTGGTGTGCCTGCCGCACAGCCGCCCCGCCGGGTGAATGTGTCCGACGATGTGGCCGCTGCCGTTGTCAACGTACAGGACGAGGTAGCCCGGTACAACGCCGAGCAGGCCGACGAGGCCGCCAGTGGGGGAAAAGAATCTTCTTCCATAGGTTAGTGCTTGACCGTGCCGCCGCTGAATGGCGCAGGAAGCACCAGTAAAATTCAGCACACAAAAAGAAAAAGCCCACCGGGGGACAGCCCGGTAGGCTTTTTCGTGTATGGCAAATAAAAACGCCCCATCTTCTCCGCAGAAAAGACAGAGCGTTTTGGAACGAGTTGAACCTAAACGTGCAACTCTACTTATATAAATGGCTCCCAGATATGATATTTCGGAAATGAATTTAACTTTTTGACTGTTGAAAGTGTGGAAAGATTTATTTTCCCCAGAACTTGCAACGGCTTGCAACAAACTTAAAACTACTTGAAAGGTGGTATTTATGCCTCGCAAAAAGAAACTGCAAGAGGTAGGCGGACTGCGGCTGGTGGCGTACTATCGCTACTCCAACGGCGGCCAGCAGACCGAGCAGAGCATTGAGGGTCAGCGCCGGGACTGTGAAGCCTACGCCAAAGCCCACGGCTACAAGATCGTCCATGAGTATATCGACCGCCACATTTCCGGCAAGAGCGACAGCCGCCCGGCGTTCCAACAGATGATCTCCGACAGTGACAGCCACCTCTTCGACGCTGTGATCTGCTGGAAAACAGACCGCCTCGCCCGCAGCCGCTACGACTCCATCATCTACAAGACCCGCCTGCGGAAGAACGGGGTCAAGATTCTGTATGCCGCCGAAACGGTGGTAGACGGCCCAGAGGGTATTATCATTGAGGGTTTGATGGAATCCCTGGCCGAGTATTACTCCGCCGAACTGGCGCAGAAGCTCCGCCGCGGCCAGCGGGAAAGCGCGCTCAAGTGCATTGCCCTTGGCGGCAACCGCAGCTTTGGCTACGACATCGGGCCGGACAAGCACTACTGCATCAACGAGAAGCAGGCCCCCGCCGTGCGGTACATCTTCGAGCAGTACGCCGCCGGGGCTACCGCTGCCGACATCGTGCGGGAATTGACCGCCCGCGGCTACCGCACCAGCCGGGGCAATCCGTTCAACAAGAACTCTATCTGCCGGATCATCACCAACGAGATGTATCTTGGTGTGTACAAGTACGCCGACATCCGCATTGAGGGGGGAGTGCCTGCCATGATCGACCGGGAACTGTTCAACCGCTGCCAGACCCAGCTTGCCTTTAACCGCGCCCACGGCGGCGGCAAGGGTGCGCCAAGGGCTGACTATGTGCTTGTTGGTAAACTGGACTGCGGCCTGTGCGGTCATGCCATGAAAGGAGCCAGCGCCACGGGCCACACCGGGAGCAAGCACTACTACTACACCTGCACCCAGCACGTCGAGAAGAAGTGTCCCAAGACCTCCATTGAAAAAAACTATCTGGAACAGGTCATCGTGGACGGCGTTGCAAAGTACGTCCTTACCCCGGAGAAGATTTCTCAGATCGTGGACTGCATGATGGAATTGCAGGCCAAGGAACAGGAGCCGAAAGGCAACCCGGAGAAGGACGCTCTGGAAGCAGAGCTGTCCGAGTGCCGCCGCAAGCAGAATAATATTCTTGAGGCCATCGAAGAGGGCGGCAGCGCCCGCCTTGCGGCCCGCCTGCGCGCTCTCGAAGAGCAGGAAGCCCAGCTTACCTTTGCCCTGGGCGAGATCAACAACGCCCCCACGCCGCCCCAGTTCAGCCGGGAAGCGCTCACGTTCATGTTCGAGCAGTTCCGCCGGGAAGAGAACGAGGTGGACGAAGAGTACCGCCGCCGCATCCTGGATACGTTCGTTTCGTCCATCCTGCTGTACGAGGATCGGGCAGAGGTCAAATTCAATATAACCGACCAGAAAACCGGGGACTTTGAGCGGGTGATTTTGCCCATTTCTGCAAACAAAAAGCCCCCGGAAGATGACGATACAACGTCAAATTCCGAGGGTTCTACCGCGTTGCGGTTGGTGGAGGCGATGGGAGTCGAA